ATATTCTTCTTTTGTGTAATATGATCGTCCGTCATAGATTTCGTCTATGATTCTATGCATCATAGCTTCCCAACGTTCTCTGTCAAAGTTTGTTTTGCTATGACATCTGTGACACATTGCTGCAAAGTGTACTGGTTCTCCGTCACAACATGCTGATTTATCATATTCGACGTGATGTACTGACAACGCCTTACCATTTTCTTCGGTTGTCTTTCCACAAGTTATACATTCATAATCAAAGAAAGCACGAACTCTTTCTTTAAGATCTTGATTGAATTTTGGACAATATGGTTCGAAGCTTATTCCGCCTTTCCAATTATAATTTTTTTCGCCGATTCTGCATTCACTATGTAGTAATAAAGCTTCTGGGTGTTCTTGATAAAACTTTTTCATTGATTCAGATTGTTTTTGACGTTGTTCTGGTGTGACAGTTTTACCGTATCGTGGGTTATTAGGACCTGACGTTGCTTCGGAAATTTTTTTGCGTGTTTCTTCAGAAGACCTATGGCCGGTGTTTGAAATAGATATTTTCTTTTTGGATTCTTCTGAAAAATGTTTGCCATATAAAGGATGTCGTTCCCCGCCTATTTCTTCGGATTGTGTTCGGATAGGAATTTCGAACTTATGCAAGTAGCGGGAAACTGTTTCTTGTTGACATCCTATTTCTTTAGCAATTTTTGATGCTGACTTTTTTTGAATGATGTATTGATCATAAAGCCAATCTTTGTTTTCTATTATTTGAGAAATTGGTTTTAATTTGCTAGAAGAACAACCACGGATTGGTATTTGATGACGTTTTAACCAATGTTGTATTGTTGATGCACCGCAACCAATTTCTTCGGCTATTTTTCCAGATGATTTTCCTTGGGTTATATATTGATCAAATAACCAATCTTTATTTTGACAAGATTTATTACGCTTTGACATACTTATTAGTGCGTATAACTAGTATATAAATCTTTTTGTAGTGCAAATTGATTATTTGTCATATTTTCTATTGTTAATTTTTGTTGTATAAACTTTACTTTTAGTTGTTTTAATTTTTTATATTTAACTTAAAAAGTAAAGTTTTATTTATGAATCTAATTTTATAAAAATATTAAATTAAATTTCATCGTATCTAAATGTGAGGCTTTCGCTGGCCTTATCTCCTTGCGTTGCGTTAGTATCAATCACAACTTGCGTGACGACACATTTGCAACTTGCGGCGGTTGTATAAGGTCCGCTATCCACAAGAAGAGTAGACGCTGACACATATGTGTCTGCATTCACAGGAACTGCATGATTAGAAGAACCTGACTTATAATAATCATGACCATTTGTTGCATCGTCTATTGGATAGCCGGAAGTTCCTTGTACGCCAGCTGCCTGATCATAACTAGCAATTGGACATCCGTTGTCGCCGGTTGATTTTACTGCGACAAATAATCCGCCCTTGGTTCCTAGGGCCCAATTTGTTTTTACATTTCCAGAAGTATACCATCTAATGTTAGAAATCTGGGTAAAGTCCCCGGAAAATGCAACATTGTGGGTCTTCCAATAGCTATAATTTAAACCTGTACTTGGTACAACACAAGGATTACTGAGGCCAGGATTATATGAATCCATTGCAGCATATCTGCCTTGCGTGATTACTGTAGCGACACCAGGTGAGGCGCCGTTGTATTCCTGAACTGATACTGTAGCGACCATAAAAATTTTCTCCAAATATTTACATTTATTGTTTTATTTTTTATTTCAATCAACTTAAAGTTAGATCTTAGATATATTTTTGTTCTTTCCTTATAATAATATTAAAACCGTTGTTTTTATTTTCCACTTAGTTTTGCCTTTACATTTGTCATAATTTGTTTTTCTATGTCAGAAATCAAATTTTCATATTCTTCATCAAAAGTAGATCGTATAAAAGATCGTGGTGGTATAAACCATTCTCTTCCCGGTGTATTTTCTGTTCCTTTTTTCGGTCTATCATCCCAAGCAACACCGTGTTCATTTGGTGCTGCATATTCCGCGATTTCTGGATCTAATACGCCAACTGTGATTTTGATATCTTCATCACTGGTTTCAACGGTATGAGTAATACTAGACAATAATATACTATCGTCAATTAAAGTATGAGAAGATCCTTTACGTTTGATTGTGCTTTCGGCGTTAGGCGGTGGCACATCACTAAGAATTTTTTCTCGAATTTTATTTTCAAGAAACATACCAATGTTTTCAGCAATATCTTCATTCATGTTTATAAACCTATTATTTGTGGTGTGTTATTATAAAATGTTATTTTTCTGATAGTATTTAATAATCGGGCAGGTACAATATATCGGCTTAGTGGTACATGACTAGCTGCGGCTAGACTGCCTGCAATCGGATGATAGTGATAATCCCAGCAGCGATCATAATGCAGGTCGCTGAACGCATTGGGGCCATTGTAAGTCGAGCTGTTCCCGGACAGTGATTGCTCGTGGGTATCCGATCCTGATAATGTGGGATCGGAGTTGCCTGCTTTCAGGTTCCCGCCAGCCCAGCCAGTCAAGATCTCCCAGTTGGCGCTCACCGAGCCATCGACGAACACAACGCTACCGGCTACCGCTCTGGAAGTGTTCTGAAGAGCGTGGTACAGCCTGGTGACCAGGTTCCGAGGCTCTACGTACTTGGCCTCGGAGGCGAAGCTGAAGGTATGGCTGTGATGGAGGGCCCTATCTCCCACCAGCTGAGCGAAGCTGCCGTCTGAGAAGACCACTCCCTGAACTTCACTGAGGCTCCCGGATACAGTATGATTTTGTGGGGTAGTTGTACCTACTGTGGTTTCCGGGGTAGTATGAACAATATATTTTCCATCTGCAGAACTATATCTTTCCAGGCTGGCGTCCGTCAGGACCCCATTGGACATGATGATAGTGCCCTCGGGGAATGACCGGACGCTGCTCTCCCAGGTGGCCAGGTCCATATAGATGATATCAAGACCCCACCCCGGCGGATTGTTGTTATTGGAGTTCTCGATACTGTACCCCGCGACCGGATGGTTATGCATCCCCATGATTGAATCGTTGTTGGTTGGGGTCAGACGAGTAACCATTTCGCCGCCGTGGACTGAGTTGCCCACATTGATACTTGCTGATGGGTGGGTATGAGTGGTAGCTCCTGTTCGGGTCCAGTGATTTCCCGGAGTTCCATTGAACCGCAGATATTGGTTAGTCCTCGTGAGCCTAGTCCAGGGAGAGGGCGGATCGGCGACCTTCCTCCAGAAGACGTAAAGGTTCGTCATCAGGTAGCCTCAAGTAACAGCCTGCAGACAATCTGCTTGGCTGCGGTGATACTGGCAACTTCAAATCGAAGGACCTTATGAATCGCGACACCGATATCGCATGGTTCACTGATCTTTGATGTTCCATTCGTATAATAAAGATTCCAGATAACACTCCCCTTTGCTGCACCAAGATTGTGCATATACAGATTTAATGAAGCTGAACTATTAACTAAGCCAACTTCCCATATGTCCATATAAATTATTTTGCAATTAACGGGCACGGCAAACTCTTGAACTTGGCCGGCCTCAATAACATCCGATCCGTTCCCAAAAGGAAAGTCGATCTCAAATATTCTGCCGGTTAATTGTGATCCGTCAACTGCCGGAAGTTTGGCACTTCCATCTAACTGAACTAAATTATTTGCAGACGTTCCGACCGTTAAACCAGTTGTAAGTGTTTTCTGGGTACTACTCCATTGTGGAACCATACCGGACGTTGTGGTTCCAGTAGGTGCTTCTGCTACAAATCCGCCATAACTTGCGATATCTAAAATGGAAGCATTTAGAATTTCAGTTGCTCCAGCCGCAACATAAACCAACGAAAGTATTACACCGTTTGGTATAGTGGTACCTGGACTAGGTGACGCCATTTTTTTGAAATTGGTTTCAGTGCTCGGAGAAATAGCAGTAGGTGTTCCAGCGTAAATTCCAATAGTTCCGTTTGGATCTACATAAACAACATCCATTCTGGGAAGTGAAACATCAGGAGTAGCTATTGTTAATGTTCCACCGGAAACTGTTTTTCTTGCCGTGGCAAACCCGGAAGAAATATATCCAGAATCTACTACAACACTAAGTCCTGGTGTTCCTGCCTGATGAACATCACAACCAGACAACACATGAAATCCAAAATCGCGACGTGCCATTGATGCAACA